CCGACCGCAAGACCTACACACATGATTTGGCAGGGCCGCGTGTACACTAAGGACCAGCTGGTGACGGTGTGCGGACTGGGGACCGGCCCGGGGTTGCTGGGGTGGAATTGTTACCATCACTATGACGCATTTATACCGGGCATATCCGTGCGGAAGTACACGGAAGAGGAATTGGCCAAGATGCGCGAAAACGCCAAGAAAAAGACCGTTTATGACGGCAAGGCGTACACGTTATACGAGGCCACACAGCAACAGCGGAAATACGAGACAGCAATGCGGGCTCAGAATCAGCGGATTGAGTTGCTGAAGGCGGCCGGGGCAAGCAGACAGGAAATCGCGGCGGAGAAGGCAAAGCGCACAGCGATGTACAACAAGTACCGTGATTTTTCCAAAGCGTTTGGATTGCCGGAACAAATCAACAGAGTTTATTACAAAGAAAACAAATAGGGAAATAAGGCCGGAGATCCGGCTTTTTTCATTGGTCAGATGATTAGACCTAAAACAGTCAATTCAAGGTGAATGGCGACCACCTAAAAAGCCTATGGAGGAGTCTATGAAGACAGAAGAATTAACAGCAATCGGTTTAACAGAGGATCAGGCAAAAGAGGTATTCAGCCTCTATGGCAAGGAGGTAAATCCGTTAAAGGATCAGGTCCAAAGCCTTACGGACCAGCTGAATCAGACCAAAGATGCCCTGAAAGCGTTCGATGGAGTGGATCCCGAAGCGCTCAATTCTGAGATCCAAAAGCTGAATGCACAGCTACAGGAGAATGACGCCAAGTGGGCGGCTCAGATGGCGGAGCGGGACTTCAACGATGCGTTGACCGATGCAATCAACAAATCCGGCGGAAGAAACGCCAAGGCAATTGCCGCACTGATGAACCTTGAGGAGCTCAAAGCTTCCAAGAATCAGCGGGAGGACATTGAAAAGGCCATTGAAGAGGTAAAAAAGGACAATGATTACCTGTTTACGTCAAATGAACCAATCAACAATCCGGTGGCAAAGACCGGAGGCAAGAAACCGGATGACAGCGCCGCAAGACGAGCGGCGGCACGCAGAGCTATGGGCTTACCTGAGGAGGATAAATAAACTATGGCTAATAACATTACTCTTTTTACAGAGGAAATTGCGCTTCTCGATGAAGTGTACAAGAGAGCTTCTCTCACAGCAATTCTTGATGGCAACAGTGACCTTGCCACCATGACGCAGTATTCTCATGAGTTCAAGATCCCGAAGATGAGCATGGATGGACTCGGAGATTACAGCCGGACAGATGGATATGCGGAAGGTTCCGTTACCCTTGATTTTGAGACCAAGGCGCCGAACTATGACCGTGGCCGTGTATTCAAGGTAAACGATATGGACGATATGGAAACCGTCCGTCTTGCGTTCGGCCGTCTGTCCGGTGAATTCATCCGTACAAAAGCGGTTCCGGAGCTTGATGCATTCCGTTTTGCCAAGTATGCAAGCTATGCACCGAATACCAACAAGGTTGCGGCGAATCTTGCGACCGGTGATGCATGGGTAAGTGCACTTTCCACAGCGACAACCGTCATGGATGATGAAGAGGTTCCGGTTGAAGGACGTCACCTGTTCCTTACCAGCACCGGTGCAACACTTGTCAATAACCTTGACACCACCAAGAGCCGTGCAATCCTTGACCGGTTTGCGGATTTCACCGTTGTTCCTCAGCCGCGTTTCTTCTCGGCAATCAAGATGCTGAGCGGTAAAGTATATACTCCGGAAGGAGCATCTGATCCGGTTGATGAAACAGCCGGTGGATACGAAAAGGCAACGGGCGCTAAGGACCTTAACTTCCTTATTGTCACCAACGGCGCTCAGATCCAGTACATGAAGAACGTTGTAAACAAGATCATTGACCCGATTACCAATCAGGATGATGACCAGTGGAAGTTCTTCTATCATCTGTATGGCATTACTGAGGCATACAACAACAAGAAGAACGGTATTTACGTTCATACCGCGGCCTAATTGAGATGGCAACGATTGTCGGACTTGTTTTCCCGGAGAAAGTGAAAAAGCCTTCCACCAAATCCGGGAAGGCAAATGCCCCTAAGGGCACAAAGAAGCCTGAAAAGGGCAAAGAGGAAAAGTAACTAAAGGAGTACAGGATGGAAAAGTACGTTGACTTTGATTGGTATGCAGACAATTTCCTTATGGGAAGGCCTCCGGTAATACCTGAAGAGTTTTTCGACTATTACATTATTTGTGCAAGCGCTGAGGTAAAAAATCGAATTACGCTTGGAACGGATATGAGTAGCCCATCAGATGAGGTAAAGGCGGCGGTGTGCGACATTGCGGAAATCCTTTGCCGCGGGGATGGGAATGATGCGACCGGGGAAACGGTAGTGGTACCTGATGGCGTATCCAGCGAAAAAGTTGGCGAGTATTCGGTGAGCTACACCGGGAACAGTGCGGCGGAGAAAGCGGCGGCAAGAAACCGGCAGATCCATAACGCCATGGTGAAGTGGCTGGGAGTTACCGGCTTGCTTTTCAGAGGTGTGTAAACCATGTATACGAATGCGTCCTGTACTCTTTACCTTTCTTCAATGAACTATCAGGCGGTTATTATCGATCATTGTTTCCTGACACATAGGAAAATTGCGGCGACAGCAAGAACAGGGCTGGATTACTCAGAAAGTGCGTTTTGCATGATTAACGGAAATTCCAGCCTTTCCTTTAACGAGGGGAAAGATTTCCTTGTGGAAGGCGTGTGTGATTTCCAGTTTGACAACACAAGCGGCAAGACACAATCCGACAGCATTAAAGAGCTGATAGGGCTGGGAGCTCATACCGTCATGATGGCAGACTGGAAGGGTTATGGCCGTAAAGGCATGCGGCACTGGGAGATATCATGCAGATAGTGGCGAAACTTAACCTGTCCATTGCAAGCGCAAAGCAAATGTGCGGGCTTGGAAAAGGTGGAAGAGTTCAGATGTTTGTGGACAATGAATGCATTCGCCTGATGGACGATTACACGCCTGATTTGAATGGCGTGCTCAAAAAGTCTGTCCGGCTGAATTCGGAAATTGGAAGCGGAAAGCTGGTATATGCGACCCCATACGCACGGTATCAATATTATGGAATGCTGATGGTTGACCCGATTACCCTGAAGGGATCATTTTACGATCCGAGGACCGGACGGCACTGGAGCCGACCCGGGGTATCAAAGATCATGGATCCTAAAGGGCGCACGCTGACCTACAACACGGTGAAGAGCCCCAAAGCTGGATCCCATTGGTTTGAGCGTATGCTTGCGGACCACAAAGACGATATCGGAAGAGGCGCGGCTAAGCTGGCCGGAGGTGTATACATTCCATGAATGTAATTGAAACAATCAAGCAGATCCTGACTGATTGCAACATACTGGATGACTTTAACGGAATCCATGTTGATTACACTGAAGGCGAAACAGGAGAGGCCGGGCTCTTTTCTTCCGGCGCAAACAAAGTCGGTGAGGACCTGATTGGCAACCCCAAATACAGAATCAATCTCACACTTTACACAGGGTTACAATCCGCAAATGACTATGACAGACTGAGGAACAGTGACCTTTTATTACGTCTCACATATTACCTAGACCGGCTGAAATACATTGCAATCACTGAAGAGGTGAACGGCGCTCAGTACAGCGGCGAAATAACGCGTATCTCATGCGCGAATGCGCTCCTGTTTGATTATCCTTACGGGGATCCGATGCAGGGTGTGAGATATCAGTTACAGATCGCGGTTGATTATTCAATCGGTTTGGAAGATTAAGGAGGAAATGCTATGGCATTAACAACCGAATCATACGGTACCAAGATTGAGCGTAAGCTCATGGCGCATTACATCAATGTCAATCTTGAAACCCCGGCATGGGAGCGGATCGGTAAGGATCTTGAAGAGCTGAACATTGAGCTGAATGCGGAATCCGAGGATAAGCACAATATCCTTGGCGAAGTTGAAACAATCGTTTCGGCCTATGCGCCGACCGGAAGTGTTGAACCGTACTTTGCACGCAAGGGCACAGCGCTGTTTACATGGCTTCAGGCGGCTATCGATGACCGGAAGGTCCTTGATGACCTGAAGGTTGAACACCTTGAGGTTCATGCATGGGAAGATCCGACCGGTTCCGGCGATTCCGCCGCGTATGTTGCCTACAAAGAGACGGCTGTACTTGTACCGGTATCCTATGGTGGAGATTACAACGGCTATCAGATCCCGTTTGAGCTTCATCTTCAGGGCGACCGTACAAGAGGCAAATTTGCACCGGCAACAAAAACATTTACAGCTGACTAACACATGAGGGGCTGAAATGCCCCTCAATTTTATTGAAAGGAATAAAGATGGCAGACGTATTTAACTTTGATGATGGCGTAAAGGAATACGCAATCAATGGAGACACAAGCCGCGTTTTGCGGGTGAACGTTTCAGACGCAAACTTACTTCCGAGACTGTATGACAGTTTTGTGAAGGCACAGGAAATGGTAAAAGGGCTGAAAGAATACAAGCCCGAAGAGTTCACGATGGATGCGGCAAAGGAGGGTGTTGACCGTATCAAGGAGCTTGACCAGTTTATCCGGAAAGGATTTGATGAGGTATTTTATCCGGGCGCGGCTGATATTGTATTCGGAAACACAAATGTACTTGCGTTTGTCGGGAACGGAGACACGTTATATGAGAGCTTTATGACAGCGTTCATTGGCGTGATGGAAAAAGAAATCAAAGCGAATTCAACTGAAAGCGAAAAGCGCATTCAGAAATATAAGACCGCTTACGATAAGCAGAAAGAAAACTATAAATCTTATGTTGGGGGAATTACCGAATAGCGTAACCATAAACGGGCGGGAGATCCCGCTGAACACCGATTTCCGGATTGCCCTGATTGTCATTCAGATAATGAATGATCCGGACATTAAAGAGGCGCAAAAAGGGATCCTGATGATCGATGCGTTGATGGGCTTGGAGAACCTCAAGATCCCGGATGACCTTGAACAGGCGGCTGAAAAGTGCGTTTGGTTTATGGACGGCGGGAAAGACTACACACAGAAACAGAAAGAAAAACCAATGATGAACTGGGAACAGGATGAACAGATCATTTTTAGCGCCGTGAACAACGTTGCGAAAATGGAGGTCCGTGCTCAGAAATACATGCATTGGTGGACGTTCCTTGGATATTACCTTGAAATTCAGGAGGGTTTGTTTTCTACGGTTTTGATGATCCGGCAAAAGAAGCGGAGAGGTAAGAAGCTGGAGAAACACGAGCTGGAATTCTATAAAAAGAACAAGGATCTCGTTGACCTGAAACAGGTGTATTCAGAGGAAGAGAAGAAAGAAATTGAACGGCTGAACAAGATATTCACTTAGCCCTATTTGATGGAGGTGACGTATGCCACAGGGGATTGAACTTGATACATTAGTAAATGTTGAAGGCTTTGAAAAAGGCATGGCTGAAATCAAAAGGCGAATTGATGAGGTCAATGCTGAGATAAAGAAAAAAGAGGCCGGTGTTGCGGACTCTATCACTCAGGAGATGGACAGGATCCAGCAAAAGATTGCTGAAGTCAAAGCGGAGATCGAAAAGCAAAAAGGTTTTAAGAACCCGGACAATGACATGATCCGGATACTGGAAGATCAAGCCGCCAAGTTGTCCGCATATTACGATGAGCTGAAACAAAAAGGTTTTGAGGCACTCAATCCAAAATACAGCCCTGAAACCATGCAAAAAGTAATTGAACAGGCGGAGGCACTCCGGCAAGAGTATCAGAAAATAGCGGATCTCAAGCGGGCACAGATCGAGCTACAGAAAACCAAAACCCCTGTATCAGGAGGCGATTCCGGCGGGGGAGGTATTCTTAGTAAGCTGGGATCACTAATGGGCGCCGTAAAAGACGGCCTGAGTAATGCATTTACAAAGGTGACAGCAAGTATTGGAAGCGCAAAGAATTCATTGAATGAGTTCAGCTCACACGCCAATAATGCTGGCATTTCCGCAAAAGCTTTGACCCAAAGCATATTCTCACTGGGAAACATCTTCCTAGGGATGGCAAAGCGAAAATTGCTGAGTACGATATTCGGTTCAGTTACCTCCGGGCTTACGGCGTTACAGAATTCAACGCTGTCCGCCGGTGCCGGGCTGAGAGGCCTTGCGTCCGCCGGTGCGTATGCTGGTAACTCAATTGCGGCGGCCATTGCCCCGCTTGCCAGCATGATCCTTCCGGTGTTCAATGCAATCACAAATGCAATTGCGTCTGCTATGAATGCATTGGCGCGTTTCCTTGCATTGCTTGGAGGCAAAACCACCTATACAAAGGCGGTAAAACAGAATGTTTCCGTTGCTGGTTCCGCTGGTAAAGTGGCGAAACAGGCTAAAGAGGCGGCACAGGCAGTTAAGGAAGAGGAACGTGCGCTTGCCTCATTCGATGAGATCAATCAGCTTGGCCTGAAGAATCAGGAGGACGTTGTTACTCCGGAGATTGAAACACCTGATGCCGGAGGCGGCGGAGGAGGCGGAGGCGGAGGCCTTGCTTTTGTTGAAGAGGCAATCAAGCCTACAGAGTTTATGACCGAGCTTGCCGAACGCCTTCAGAGAATTTGGGGAAACCTTGTTGCTATTGTTGAGGCGCTGGGCGAAAAGTGGAAAGCGGCGTGGGAGTTTAACAATAACGGTGAGGTAATCCTTAACACGCTGAAAGAGATCCTTTGGGATATCTTGGATTGTATTGAGCATATCACCGAGTACACGCTGGATTGGGTTCAGAACAGTTTGGACCTGACCCCATTGGTAACTGGTATCAGGGATGTAATTGTGGCTCTTGAACCGGTTGTCCAGCTCATTTGTGATGCGATTGAATGGGTATGGGTAAACGCCGTTCTTCCGATGGCAGAATGGATACTGGAAAGCGCGATACCGGGGATCCTTGAAACAATCGCGACAGCATTAGATACAATCAAAGCTATAATGGAGGTCCTTGCACCAATTCTTCAGAGAGTATTTGATAATTTTATCAAGCCGATTGCGGAAGATCTTGGACAGGCATTTATGGATTTTTTGGAATGGCTTAACGAGAAACTGGAAGAGCTTGCGGTTTGGGTTACTGAGAATCAAGCTCAGGTGGAAAGCTGGGTGACAATCATCCTTTCGTTCCTTGCGGCGATTCTACTTGTAAATGCGGCAATGACGGTATGGGCGGCTGTTACAACCATCTGTGGAGCGGTCATGGCATTACTTACAAGCCCAATCGGATTGGTTGTGGCGGCAATAGGTATCCTGATTGCGATCCTTGCCTCGGTATGCGGAAGCTGGGACAACGTAAAGATAGCCGCAAAAAATGCAGTCAACGGAATCATTGGGTTCGTTGAAAAGGGATTTAACGGTGCGATTTCCGGTATTGAGAGTTTCCTGAACTGGGTAATTGACGGCCTGAACAATCTGATTTCAATGGCGGGTGCCGTTGGTGAATTCTTTGGATTTGGCTCATTGGGCGGAATTGGTAAGGTCAAGCTTGGAAGAATCAAGATCCCGCGGTTAGCTACAGGCACGGTT